CGTCAAAATCCTTAAACGTTTCTAAGTTCACATATTTTTCCATCAGTTCTCCCACGACTTGTGCGAGATCATCTTTATTGATTAAAATCGGATTGCCGTCCTTATCCAAAGCACGTACATAATTTATCTCTTTTTTCTGGGGAAGTGCGCTTTCAACTTCCTTCATCGTTTTTATAGCTCCCATAATTATTTGATTTTAAATTGAACATTATTTTAATCTTTTCTGAACACCACATCCTGAATCTTCCAGTTCCAGGTCTTGTCGTCCTTCTTCCCGCTGTTATGGAAATTCAAGGCTGACTTAATGATATTCTCTTTTAAATCATTTTTCTTGAACTCGACTTCCGCCTTCTGCGGAAATTCCTTTACCTGCGCGGTATCTACCGAGATAATCAGCGCAACCAATAATGTGTCTAACATAATCCTTTTTATTACATTAATAATCGAATACCAATCTCCTTAATACGCTGCCGACCGCTATGCCGGCAACATCCGCAAGTATGTCCAGCCAGTCCCAGCCCGAACCGACCTTGCAGTTCTTCTTATACATCCAGTCAGCGGCTTCTTTCGTCACGCCTGCCGTAACAGCACAGAGTTCACCCGCTGTCAGCGTGATGGCAAGGCATGCAAGAAAATGCAGCAGCTTGTCGTTAATTCTTGAAAGCATATCCAACATAACCATTATCCACAGTAAAAATAAATCCAACAACTACCGTCAAAAATGAAAAAGCAGGATATTTGATTGATGGAAGTAGCAGTGGTTGTGCCTCTGTTATTGGGATTCATCAGGGGGCCTTTCACTGAGACATTCCGGTTCAACTGGTTCTTCAAATATACAATCCGGCCTGGAGTAGTTGACCTTGGAAGAAACAAGGTAGGGTCAAAGCTTATATCCGGTCCTCCATATATGATAATATCATCGGTATCACTGACCGTATAGCTCGGTGGGGCAGACATTATACTGCTGCCTAAATTGCGGACACCCGCAGCAAATCCGGAAGCCCGTAGTCTGCTTATTCTTACCGATTCACCGCTCCTGGCATTCAAATCTACATTACCCTGTGCTTCTATCGCGCAAGTATCATATCCGGCCTGGGCCATCACTTTTACACCGGTTGAATGGTCACCGTAGGCACTCAGACTAAGTGCCGTAATCCCATCTCCACGAATACCGCACATTGCCCCGGAAGAGACATTCACTTCAAAAAATTTCCCGCCATCCTTGCCTATCCTCAATGTCGCGGTCGGATTTTCCTTTTCGTTTTCAAGTCCTCTGTTGGTAATCTTGAATGCGCCGATATAACCTTCGGTTGCGGTAACACTGCCTGTAAACTCCCCGTCTGCGCCATCCAGATGCTTCACCTTCAGGTTATCCACGTCGATAAGGTCTGCATCTATCTTCCTGGCAAGCAAAAGCTGCGTACCCAGTAGCGGGTATTCCTGGATGAATTTCCAGGAAGTAGTGTCCGGGTTCTGGGCCACATCGTCGAACGGGTGCATCTCGCTGTTTCCGGCCACCGGATTCATCCACATGAATACAAACCCCTTGTCCTTATCCAGGAAATATTCCCCGTTCTTATACTTGAACGGCAGCGGTTTCCAGTCACCCTCGACCGGGAACGGGGACGGGTTCTGCCGAACAATACTGGCCCTCTTCTGAGCAAGAAGGGTCTCGCGGGCACTATCACGGTACGCTTCCACGATAATAGAATCCGCATTGCCCCACTTGTCAGACGGAAGGTAGTATTCCCATTCGGACGATGCACCGGGGGAATCCGCCGTACCGAGGTCCTTGCCTGCCGACTGGACATGCAGCCGCCAGAATACATCCAGAAGGGCCGCATCAGCCCCGCTGCGGTGCAGGGCTTTCAGCTTCAGCGGTGTAAGCTGCACATTGTTACAATCCACAGAGATGGCAGCCGGCTGGCACTCGATGTCAACGTATTCCACCGGGTCAGGCTCGCTGACAGCCACGACACTCAAAACCGCTGTCACCATCATAGCTCAATAGGATTAGTGTTCGTTGCGATTACTCTGAACGTCTTGGCCCGCGCCGCATCCGTATAGGTCAGTGCGATGTCCTTGCCCTGGAACTTGTTGCTGTCCTTTCCCGACAGTGTGAACGGATTGTTCTCGCCATCGAATGTGGCGAAGTCCCAGCTTGCCACCGCCACTTCCTCTCCAGACTGGCGTTTATAGGCATACGGAATAAGAGTTCCCGTCTCTCCCGCATATATCTGCCCGTCAGAAGCAAGCCCCTTGACCTTGAATGCCGCCAGTATAGGGTCGCTAAGGTCGAACACGGTAATGAATCCCTTTGCTATGACCTTCGCATTCTGCACAGCCTCACAGCTTACCACCAACGAACCGTCAATATCATTCGCGGCAATGTTCTGGGTTCCCTGAGTTCCGAGGTTGGCCTCTCCCGACGGTAGCTGCTTCTTCCATTGGAGCGTAATGTTCCCCAAATCGTTGATGAGGTCTCCACCGCTGTACAGCGATGCCTTCAACGTCAGCACTTCGGACGGATTGATTATCTGCGTACCCTTGTCTGAAGTGATGAATAACTCATACTGTTTACCCGATGATTCCTGAATGACAACATCCGTCGCAAGCTCGTTGAATGCGACCGTATGCCCGCCGATTTCAACTTGCCCGGAAACAGTTATGCGGTCATTGTCATATCCGGAAATGGGTACGAGGTTCTTCATGACGCGAAGTCCCGTCATGGGATAGGACTGCGAGTCCACACTTACATTGTATCCGGTTACGCGTTTGAACATGCCGACAAACTGTTCCGTAGTACACAGCCCGTCCTCCCCGAATGCAAGTTCGGTACCGTTGTACTTGAAAACAAGCCTGGAAGGGATGAGGATGCGCCCGCTGCTCACGTCACGTAACACGACAATGACAATAGGGCGTTTGTCCTCCGCCAACGCTTCAAAGTCCGGCGTATACTTGTCACTTCCCTTTGTCCATGCCTGGATAAGCGGACCATTGTCTACGCGTACATACCCGTTGACGGTTGTCCCGTTGCTCACCGCCACGATAGCCAGTGAAGCGGTCACTTGATTCTGATTCATCGCTGGCCTCCTTTCCTTTTTCCGTCAGTCTTTGCCCCGGCCGGCTGTTCCGGACCGGTCACACTGAAACCGGGGTCTATTTCCTCTTCCTCTTCGGGTGTCACGCTGAAACCGGGGTCGATGTCCTCTGAACCCTGCATCGCTTCCTGCTGTTTATCAATCAACTCCTTTAACTCACGCGCAGAACCGATGATGTCGATGTCAAGAAGAGTGCCCACATTCCGCATCTCACTGATAGGAATATACACCCTGCCATCCGGAAGGGTATTCATTATCCCAAAGAATTTGCCTTCGAGCTTTGCCTTTTCTACAATTACGTACATATTGATTAAAGTTTAAAGTTATTACTCAATTATTCATATACCGGACCCGTGGCAATGAATACCGTCTGTCCGTCAACCTGCGAGGATATAACGGCACCTTCCTCGTCGCCCATCAGGGACTCACCTGTGAGAAGCCCCACTTCCGCCCACACCTGGAAGATATGTCCTGCCGGGAAACCCTTGTCCGCGGGAATGAACTCCAGCGTCCGCCCGCCGGTTGCCAGCACCTTCTCCGGCTCGCCCGGCTTCGCACTCTGGCCTTTCCATGTGATGCGGAAAAGGTCATCGTACTCTGTACCGTACTCGCGGCGGTTGTCGAAGATGCGTACCTCATAGGCGCTCGGCTGCTTCATATCATCGGAAAGGGTGAAGCCTTTCGTCTGGATAATTTCGCAATTTAAGGAAACGGCCATCTCCGTCTTTACCTCAATAACCTTTTCCAGCCGCCCGTCCGTAGGTGCCTGCGGTCTGCTACCCGCATACTCACACGCACGAACACGGAAGCTTGCACCGGTGACATATTTCGCCTGATACATCAGCTTTCTTGTATATACACCGTTCACATCATGGCAGACAATACCGGGGTCATCCGGTGTAACCGGGCGGTATGCTCCGTTTTCAAGAATGTCCCAGAAATATGCGGCATGTTCATCATCCACCGGTTCAGTGCCTGTATAGAGCTGCGGTTCTATCTCCCTGTCCCAATAGCCGGAACGGTCGGCCAGGCGAAGCGGGTCGGTCACCATCACGGAATCCCCCTTCAGACGCAGCGAATACGCCTTGTTGTCATAAAGGTGCGCATAGGACTTCACGCTCCGTTCACAGCGGACCTCGCGGTTCGTACGAGGGTCCGTGAATATCGCGATGCCGAAATACTCCACCGGCTTCTCCGGCGGCGTGTTCTTCCGGATGGTAAGCGCGTATTTGGGCACACCGCCGCTGCCGTCGGAAATGCTGTAATACTCACCCTCGACGATGCGGTTGGCCGACTTGTCACGGGGCGCACCCTCGAACCACTCCACCCCCGTGAGTTCCATTTCACCGAATACCGTCTTCTCGTCGAATGCCGATACCTTCGGCACGATGACCAGCGGTGTCAGGGTCCGGTCGGGGCTGTATTCCCGCAACTGCTTGTCATAGGTCTGCACGGGACTGCCCGACAGTACAATTATCTCTCCCTGGATGGAAAGGGGACTCACATAAATACGCCCCTGCTGTTTGTTACTCTTTATTCCCATAGTTATAATATGTCAAAACCAAATCTCTGTTCTATCTGCTGCATTTCCCCTTCAACCGGAATGAATACCCGGCAAATGAAGGCAACGGACCTGCTTACAAAACCGAAATCCGAACCGACCCCGTGCTGGTTCCCGTTGTCGATATGCAAGGCAAGCCTGTTGCCATCCACGTACTCTGGCGTCCAGAGGTTGTCCGCCGGAACATTGCCGCTGTCACGGAACCATTCCACTTCGGTGGCACCGTCCGCCATCACATCATCCGTTATGTCAATTGTACCATAAAAAACGCGCCCGGACATTACCGTATCCACACCTCCTATGACGAATGCCTCCCCGCCTGAAAGGGAGAGCTGGAGCGAATACCTGCTGTCGCCCTCAAGGAGTCCCCATGACGGGGAGTTCCATTTTGGTTCGTCGGTTGTCTTATCTGACAGACAGCCCCACTTGCAGCCAAGGTGGTAGACCGTATGCTGTTCCAGCAGGGTATATTCGCTGCCGGAAGGCTTCGACAGTTCGTGCTGTACAAACCGGTAAGGAGCGCCGCTCTGGGCCGTTTCCAGAGACCAGACACCCCGGTCTACCTTGTTGGGAATGACATCGCCGTTATAATCGAACTGATAGAATTTCTCGGCAATGACCGTCTGTGCAACGATGCCAACATCTTCGGTTGTCACCGGCAGCTTTTCGAGTGCCTTGATGTTAGGGAGTTTTCCGAAAGTCAGCGCATAGTTGTAGTCCTCCAATATCGGCTTATAGACATTGGACAAAAACATGATGCGCCCCTCACGCGAAGAAATCATCCACGACTGCGCCCGCCCGTTAAAGCCGCCCTCTTCAGGAAGCGTACTGTTACCCCTGCGGGTTACGTTGTAACCGGCCAACGGCGGATAGTTCGTGCCGCCCGGCACTTCGCTGTCCGGATAGAGCACGACCGTTATGCTGTTCTCCTGCGCATTGGTGGCAAGAATACGCATCCAACTGGTGTAATACTCGGAACCGCCCGTAAGCAGTGTGTTGATGATGGAGAAGCAGACATCATTCTCCTGGAATTTCATGAAGTCGAAGTCCGTGCGTTTCTCGATACTCAGACGGTAGGTGTTTTCTCCCAAATCCTCCACGGATTCTATCTTGCCAATCTCGGTGAAGGAGTAATCAGACTCCATTCCTTGAATCTGATTGATAATAAGGTCAAGCACTGACAGTGAACCGCGGACTTCCAACCGTTCTACCTGTGCCCGGCCATCAGGAAATATCCCTGCACCCTTGCCGGCAATCATACTGTCTACGAATTCACCGAACTCACCGCCTGCGAGGAACTTTATTAAAAATTCTGTTTCATCAGGTTGATTTTTATGGAGATAAATATTTTTAAGGCCATCTATTAAATCAAGGATACCGACAAACGTTCGTCCTATACGTTCTGCACTATTCTCTCCTGCAAGAGTAGCATTTCGCACCTGCAAGGCCAACTTCCTCAATATATCAAAAGTATCTGCCATTATTCACCCAAGATTCTACATGCTACACGGTTTGCTGTCAATCCACCATTTCCTTTATATAGAGGAAAAGACTTTCTATTATCATTCAAATAGCGTACACACTCCTTTAAATATCGGTCTGCTATAGAAAATGCATCATTATAAGCCATAAGTTTCTCTTTAAAATCAGAATGAGACGAATATTCGTTATCTTTATGCATAAATCCTAAACGGGTAACACTACCATCCCCATTCTTTACTATACGGGCATAAGTATAATAAGCTAAAGCGGCTTTTAACCCCACAAAAGAGCGTCTTCCACCACATTCTACATCATAAGAACTTCCATCAAGTAGCTCACTGTAATTATCTGGATGTTCTTTCACATCTAAGAATAGTGCATCACCCAAAGCCGACTTCACATCAATATTCTCTGACTCTCGGATATATGTTTCTATCTTTTCCGTATCTATATGTACTGACATCGTACGGGCCAACTTAGAAACTTCATCCGTTGTTATTAGATACTGCTGCATTTCTTACGTATTTAAGAGGTTGTACACTAAAGTCATTAGAGGGATTAACTGGTTCATACCAATGTTCAAAGATTTTCTGAAAAGCACGTTCAATCATTCGTTGTTGTTTTGATACGATAGAATTATAATATTCAAAGGCATCTTCCAATATATCACCGGAAAAACCCACTTTACCAATACGAATACAGTACCAAGGTTCTTGTCCGAAAGCAGAATAAATACGTTCTACCACACTGGCATCAGTCACAGTAAATTCTTTATCATAATTTTTAGAACTGATATCCACAAACTCCGGCTTTTCTTCATCAGATTCTAAAGTAACTTCCAATATTTTTGCAGCATTAGTATCTCCTTGAAGTTGTATAACGGTATCTGAAAAGCCTGTATCTTCGCTTTGCTTATCTTCTCTTATCGGACTCCCTTCTTCATCAAGATGTACCGGAGAAACACCTTTCTTGGTAACAATCATTCCAGAAGGCATAAAATTACAGCGAACATTACGATATTTTACATTTGCAAGCCCTTCATCCGTACTCATTTCCGTAATCACCCGGTCAGCCCTTCCGACAGGATACACAAATTTTCCAGTGTTACTAATCCACAATATCTGTCCTTTATAGTTTTCAATTCCCCCAGCAGCACGAATCTGTGCATACACCACTTCTTTACAAGGATTAAAAACATCTATGAACTCTACATTATCCGGTATAACCTTAATAGCCTTACCATTACGGGTTTTCTTTCCACTCCAATCAGGGTGAACCGCAATCTTAGCAATATATCCGTTTTCATCTTCCTCTAATAAACGGCAATTTTCAAAGGGAACATGCTGTATCTCTACTATATCAGCAAACATATTATAGTTTACATGTATTGCTATCCCATCATAATCTGCAATATCCCTACATACAAAAGCATGGATATCATCAGTTGTATCACCACGACGATTAACTACATATTCAGAAAAAGTGACCTCACGAAAGCCATTCCCTTCTATAAAATTGGCATAACGTTCCACACATTCACTGCCAGTTGAACTAGCAGCGATGATATTCCTTAAATGTTGAGGATATAAATTATCATCACCATAGCTTTGGATGCCAAGATTACGTAAGTACCCCGTATCAACACGCCTATTACTTTTCTTCTTTAAATCATTTACATTCATCGCTTCGTGAGGTCATTTATTATTCTACCATTTCTCCTGCTACTTCTTTGTCTGCAGTTTCCTTCTTTGATTCAAGAAGGGATTGAGCCTTTTTTATATGGGTATCCAATAATTTAGCAGTCACCTTCTTTCCATCTACCTGATAAGTTTTAAATGCATCTTTTACTATTTTGACTGTCGCACCTTCTACTTGGAAAGCTTTCACCAGTTCTGCAACTAAAGTTTCATCCAAAGCTATAACCGGATTTTTGAGTCTTTCAACCCTTTCCTCCCAGTTGGAAGGTGTTAAAGTAAAAAGCACTATTCCTTTAGGATTTTCTGCAAGAAATCTCTCTGCTGCTTCATCTGTTAGATTATCATTGGTGTACATTTCACTACTCCCAAAGCCAACCTGGAGTAAAACACCATTTTTCAATGCATAATTTGATTTTTCTTTCATCTTTCCGTATTTTTTTAAATATGAATACATTTCAATCACAGCATCACGATAACAATCACCACATGAAGTCTTGACAAAAGTTCGTCCGAAGACTTCATGATATATTACTTCAATATCTGATTTATCAGAAGAAGAGAGGGGGATTTTACCCCCCAACTCTTTTAATTTATCAACCACTTCTACAACAGTCATTCCGTTACCCCATTGGTTCTGCTGTCAATGTACCAATTGCCGTCTTAGTCGCTTCATAACTTGTTTTGAACAAGAATAAAGCTGATTTCGGTACTTTTTGTTCTTCAAGGGTCACACTCCAACCACCTTCCGTTTCTTCACTGTATTTATTATTTTCAATAGTTGTAGCTGTAAGCCCTTGATAGTATCCAAAAACTTGGAAAGCGGCATCACCCGGATTTTCTTCTTTCTGTAAACCCTTATATTTATTCTCCAATACTACAACATAAGAGCCATTAGCTAAACCGTCAACTATATCGGCACAAACATCTGGGTCATTTGCCAAAATCACAAGTGTAATGGTGTTTGTGAATGAATTACGATATGTACCTGTTGCCAAAGCAGTAGTAGTACCAGTAAATGGAGTTTTACCTGGAACCACAACTTTATACGCCTTTTTCTTTTCTTTCATCGCCAATGTTTCAATCACATTTTTACGAGTTGCATTGAACACTGTCGCAGCGAAATCTACATCAGCGCGATTCATAATCACGCCTTCCTGCTCCAAACCTTGTATGACTGGGTCATCACAAGACGGAGAAATATCTTTCTTCAAAATATCATCGCATACTCCCATAAATACCTCCTTTCCTAATATGCAACTTGTACCAGATTATCTTCGCCAATCATAGAACCAAGTTTGCCTGTAGAATAGATGTAATTCTTACGGGATTTTCTTTCAAACCAAATATCAAGGTCTGATATAGGGTTATCACCTTCGCAGCCATACATCAAATTGTCCGGAGAACACAGAACTGCACGATGGGGGAGATTCAGTTTGGTTTTATCATTCTGATATGCTTGAATAAATCGGTCCCAAATTGAGCATTTTACAACTGGAACACCGTCATACTCTCCTACTTCAAGTCCATCAAAAATAACTTCCCAAGGCATAATAACCTTATATTTCTCCCTCACATCGCGAGATAAAGAATCACACAATGATTTCGTAGCAAAAATTGCATGGCCAGATTTCTGGAAAATACGGCTATCCGCATCCTCAAGCATTGCATCAAATATAGAAGTTGCAGCACCTAATTCTTTCATCTTAGATTTTTGCAAAGCATAAGATGCTTCAGCGTTGGCTGATATGACAGTATGTTGGCCTGCATTAGCTGTACATATAGCAAACAGACGTTTAAAGAAACCATCGCATGTCTTAAACAATTCTACATTCAAACCATCTGTAATTTGCCCGGACCCCTCAACATTAGCAGCATTCTTATCCCCAAACCAAGTAAAACGCCACAACATTTTCATCATTGCTTCCGTTAATTTCGGAAGAACGATTCCATCCATATATTCAGTAGAAGTAAGGTCCGCAATATTAGTGCCGGTTTTTAGGCAATATTTAGCAATAGTATTTTCCAAATCCTCATAACACATTTCCAATGGAACTTGCCAATCACCTATTTCCCAAACCTTTTGGGCAGCAGCAATAGCCACCTTTTGATATGTAGGATCACATCCGGAACCTGCGATACCGACATCCTCCATCTCACCGATGAAGCCAACTTTCTTACCATTGGTCACTTTAGGCATGAACGTCATAAAACGCTCCATATCCTCATTTTGAAAAACTGTCAGTTCAATCAAGTCTTTCAAATCCTTCACCGCCTGATTATCCGGTGTCAATTTTGAAAAATCTAAAATAGGCATACTTAATTCTCCTTTCTTTACTTTTTAGCTCTCTTCTCTCTTTCCTCTCTCAACTTCCTTTGAATAGCAGTCTCCTCCGCACTATCCTGATGGTCAACAGTTGCCTTAAAGGTCTGAGCGCGTAAGGAAACCCTATAAGTTGAACAATGCTTCGCTAACCAATTCTCTCCACCCGCCATCTTTACAGCATTCAAAATCTTATTGTCCTCAACAGTACGGGCATTAACTTTCAAAGTCGCATTTTCTGCTTCAAGTTCTTCAATGCGGTTCTTTAAAGCTTCAATATCCTCACCACTATTTTCTTCTTCTTTAATCTCCGTAATTACCCCATCGGTCACGATGATAGTCTTCCCATCAGGCATAACATGTTCACCGTCAGGAGACGCGGCATCCCCGACTTGTGGTTCTCCCTCTTCACGTTCCACCGTTAGTACATTACCTTCGGCATCTGTCAACTCCATAGATATTACTGGAATATCTTCAATCTTTTGATAGCCACATTTGGCAAGCAACTTATCAATGATAGATTGCTTCACTGTCACTTGTTTTTCTTTGTTCATTTTTTTACTATTAAGTTTATAATCGACTCCTTTTGCTGTAGTTGGGACAAGAACAGCAGATATAAATCCTAGTTGTTTTGCAATCTCCCCGCCAAACCATGATTCCTTATTCATTTGAGCTTCCAATACAGATGATTCTGCCCCAGTCCTTTCAACATAGACAGCTAACATTTTAGCCTTTTCCGCTTCCAAACTTGATTTAAGGGATTCTATTGTTTCAAGGTCTAAAACATCGTCATACTTTGCCAAATATGGATTGTGAATAAGAAATTTTGCATGAGGATAAGCCTTTCTGCGTTCCAGCGGTGCAGACAGTAGAATAATTGTTGCCATAGAAGCACACCTTCCAACAACAGTACAAGAAATATCCTTACCAGATGCACGTAACGCATCATAAATTGCATACCCCTCAACTGTATCGCCACCGCATGAATGTATTTCAATATCAATTGTAGGGTCAGCCGGGTCAAGCCATGAAAGAAAACATTGAATATCAGGAAATGAAAGCCCTTCATCACCGGTCAAGTACCAATTCTCCAGCTTATCTCTATCGGCTACAATGTCTTTATTAATGTATAATTTTGCCATATCACATAATTGTTTGTAACAAAGGTAAAAAACAAGATACGGCTTGAAGAAAATAAGAAGTTCATTCTACTGACATGCTTTGACAGTAACTTTCTATAAACAATAAGAGCGGAGAATCACTCCGCCCTTATTTAGATATTAACTGTGCTTGAAAACTTATCAATAATCCGGTAAATGGTTCTCTCCGCGATACTATATTCATCAGATAAATACTGCATAATATAGGTCTTTTTATGTCCTTCTTGTAATAAGCGAACATAATCTTGATATACGGGAATGTATTTTACATCCCCAACATCAAGCGAAACATTGTCCATTACCTGGAGAATATTCCTATTCAGTACTAATAATTCATACGCATTCATACACTACCAAGATTCTCGACATACTTCACTCTATCTGCAACAGAAGTAAACTCCTCTACTGACAATACCGGCGGCGGAGCCATCATCATTCCTCTTGCAACAGCTTTGGCAAGCATATCCTCACCCGTTGCCTGATTGGATGAGGTTGTGACATTGATAGGAATACCTCCCCCCATTTGGTTAAAGGCTGATAATAACGGAGCAAACATAGAAGTTGCAGCGGCCGTCATTACACTTTCACCATTAGATAACATCGCCGGTATAGAGTCACTTGTACCCGAGCCCGGACCTACTACTGAACCACCCTGTGCAAATTTAGCACTTTTTACCGTAGATATGGCAGCTGCAATATTAGAAAGTATGGTAGCTATACCACTTGCCATTGTACCAAGTCCAATTATACCCTTTCCTGCTTCCGCTGAAACCATTTTAGAAATAGCCTTACCTGTATTGATTGCAATTTCAGCAAGAGCCAAAGCTTTACTTGCAATGGCAAAGTTACGGTCTTGATTACCTATCTCATCTGTCAAGGCAATAAGTCCATTTGTAACAGTAGCCATAGCATCATATTTGGCTTGTTCGATAGCTATCTCCTTATCTGCAACAGCTTTCTTTGCATCATTATAGTCATTTTGAGCTTGAAGTTTACGCAAATTAAAATCTTCTATACTTTCCCCCTCAAGTTGCTGCATGGTGTTCAATTCAGCAAGTTTCTGCTCCATTTTGATACGGAGAATTTTTTGTTCATCACCGTATGCCTGAGCTATTTCTATATTAAAACGTTTTTTCAAAACATCCTCTTGTTTCTTGATAATGGAGTTATTATGCTGCTTGGTCAAATCATCAATCTTTTTGTTGTACTTCTCCATGATAGCAAGTTTCATCTGCTCGGTTAGCTCTTTCTGCTGCAGTTCTGCATCACGTTGGGTCATCAATTGTTGCATCTTTAGTTGATACTCCTGTTCGCTTCTGGCTTTTACAGATTCAAGTTGTAGGGCAATAAGTTTCTGCCGATTTTCAATCTCCTTTTTCAGTTCTTCATCAGAGAGCTTTTGCAAAGCAACTGTTTTCTGTTGTTCAAGAGCAAGAATCTGTTTTCCGATTTCCTCTTTGGCACGAGGTGTCAAGTCTTTTTCAGTTTTCAAGCGGATTTCCAAATCTTCAATCTGACGACTATATTCATATTCTATCTCTTGCGTCTGCTTTTTCCGGCTATCTTTGACGAGTTTTAGCATTTCATCCTCAGCCTTACGTATCTCTTGCAGTTCTTTCTTTTTGATTTTAAGAGCTTCGGCCACAGCTTTAGGGTCAACAATCGGCGTCTTCTTTTTATCAGCATTCCCGGTATATGAAGACACCAAGTTAATGGTCTCTTTCCTGGACTCCACAGCTGATAACTGTGCCATACGATTATTCCATGAAGAAGTAATATCCTTGTTTATGGCTGAATTGGAACGGTCTTTACCAATTCCTTGACGCCAAAATGAAGCATCCTGCAGTTCTTTATTGTATTTCTCATTGATAGCAACAGTTTCCTGCAAATATTCTTCTTCCTGCTTCAGGGACAAGTTCAGCATCTGAAGTCTTTCTTCTTTGGCTTTTTTCAAAGCTTCTTCCTCAGAAAGCCCCGCTTTCACATATCGAGCCCGTGCCGCCTCTACCTTGGCATATTCATCCCCGACATTAGCCTCTGCAACATTCTTTCCAAGTTTGACAGCAGCTTTAGTTTCCCGTTCTGATATATCCTCTACCGATTCAAACAAAGTTCGTACATCTTTAATCAAAGAGGATAAAGCACCATTGACAAAAGTCTCAACCTTAGCCGTCATTTTCTCAAACGAGCCACCAGTAGCATCAAAAAGCAAAGCCACTTCTTTCGTTAGTTCCGCTTGGGAAGCAAGTAAATCATCTTCCACTTTACCTAATTCCCCGGTCTTACCCTTAACTTCATCCAGATTAACAGATATATCTTTCAAGGTACGGATATATTGCAGGCCGGCATCTTCTCCCGGACCGCCAAAAATATCTGCAATGGCAGCTCCGACCACCGCACTGCTTTCCGGTAGTTCATCCAACTTGGCAGATACTTCCTGCATGATTTGAAAAGTAGTCTTTGCTCCTGTCTGCAAATCTTTCTGGACTTGTTTAGAGCTGATACCGATACCATCCAATGCAGTGGCTGTTGATGTAGTCATTTCCCGAAGACGGGTATTCGCCTCTTTGATGGTATCAATTCCCTTATCAGAGAAAACACCCTGCTTATTGGTTTCCGCAATAATAGCAACGAACTGATCCGCAGAGATACCGGCTTCTTTGAAGTATGCCGGATATTCTTTCAAAGTAGATAGGAACTCCCCATTCGCATCTGCCCCGGCAATGAAACCGTCTTTGATAACCCGCAGCGATTCATCAGAAGATATACCAAACTGTTTTTCTACGGAATTGATAGCTGTCAACATATCCCGGAAGTCTTTACTATAGTAATCAGCCAAAGCTTGTACTTCACTTCGATAGATTTTCAAATCATCGCCAGACTTATCCGTAAATTGTTTCGTCAATTTGGTAGCTTCCTTTATCCCCTTATTGTAGTCATACCACCATTTGAAAGCAAAACCGGCTCCGGCAACGCCTGCTATACTCATAAATACCGGATTTTTCAATAATGCCTTTAGCGTTGAACCTAAAGCAGATGCTTCCGTTCTCATATTAGAAAAAAAGCCTTTCACTCCATTTGAGTTTTGGGCGATATTCAACAAAGAGTTTGCAAAGTCATTGTTGATACCTACAAAATCTTTTAAAGCTTCCTCGTAATTACCGACATTACGATAGAAACGTTGCGTACCCTCTTCCGCTTCCTTCAATTCATCGGTAATGGCATTTATCTTATCTTGAATCTCTTTGCCCTTGGCACTGTTGCGTTCCGCACGGCTTAACCTATCATAAGAAGCAGTCAGATTAGAAAGTTCTGCACGTAATCTAACTAAGCTACCTTCAAGCTCCGTCTGCTCCTTACGTTCATTCTGTATTTGTTTATTCAGAATTCGAACAGCCTCGTTCACTTCACGAGTGGCAACCTTGGTTTCAGTCAGTTTTATATTATATTCCTTACGCTCAATACGCCCTGCTTTCAAATCCTCCTTTAAAGTTTGTTCTCTTTTTCGGAGTACATCCAATTGAGTACGATATTTAGCGATATTACTAATAGCATCATCGTATCGTACCCGAATATCCAGTATTCTTTCTTCTACATTTTCCATAGTTACACCTCCAACTGTAATAATTTACACTCACATATCCCCGTATTTTCTGCCCTTACTGATATAATAGCATAGTATCTACCATATTGACCTAAATAGACAGGAATAGTCACATCTAACTCTTTCAACTCAATATCACTAATCTCAATCTTTTCGCTGACCACAATAGGACTACGAATAATTTTCTGATATGTTCCATAGTTTTTTCTGAGCAAAGTTTCCCACTTTAATCCTTCAAATGAAGCTTTAGATTTTCCTGTATTATTAACCTCAATCAATAGCCGTGGTTCCACACTATTCATTTCTCCGATAGTCTCACTGCCAGAGTAGTCATACAGTGGAATTGAAGCTCTGCCCAAAGACATATCAGTTGCAGCAAATGGAAGTTCAATGGCAATCCGTTCCATTTCAATTGTTTCATCTTCCACATACAAAGCACTATTATAATCACCTTTCACAGCAATGTCATCTTTCCATCTAAACAAATTATGTTGAGCAAAATCATCAAGGGAGTAACTTATTTCTTGTGGTTTATTTTCTTTGAAAGAAGCAACCACCTTACGCGTCCAATCATATACCTTATGTCGTTTCGACATAATATCATCCACAGAAAAAAAGCCCAAAGTAGTATCGTTAACGACGACAGCAAATGTTCCAGATATTGCAGCAATCATTTTGATAAAATCAACCTGCTTTATATCCGGTAAATTGGATATGATGGGATAATACCCATCACTTCCTTGCCCCTCGACTACCACCTCATCAATATAGGGCGCTAAAGCAAGAGAAAAAGTATCTATTCCCCAATTATTAACAAAATATCCCGTATCACGGAAAGCAAAATAAATAATATCACCCTCTGACAATATGGATGTCTCATCCTTAAAGTCAAAATATACTGTCCAGGTCTGTCCGTTACTTCCTTGTAAATTAGAAGCATCAGCAGAAAACACTTCTTCCGCTCTCCCATCCACCACTTTATATGCCACAAAAGCAGGATTTACCGGGACTGTACTAATAAAATCAAAAAACATTTTTGCTGATATTCTAATCTTTGTATTGTCTTTAAGAATTTTAACCCCTGAGTCTTTTGAACCGGCATTTACAACAGCTAAAAAATTATTAGAAAAAGAATTTTTCAATACAACTGTTAAATTATAATCATATTGAACACCATTATTATATTTAGCAGTTAAGCCAAATTGATTATCCGCATCTAATCCCCTACCATGGCGTGTCAATAATGGGATTATTAATTTATTGATAAATTCCTTCACTACATCATTTGAAAATAAAAAATTAACACCATTATCAGATGAAATACGCTCTAATATCCAATTGGCCCTTACACTAGGATGCACATAATTCAAAGTATCAAATCCCCTGATGCCCATATCTATATCAGATACAATAAAAGGATTTCCATTCTGATAATCACTAATTTCCTTTCGCCAAATCATATAATAGTCATTATCAATAAGTTCATTCAAAGATTTATCATTCTCTACGATACCGGCTAACAATGTTATATTTCCCCACGTAATAGCAATATCAATGGTATCAGAAACAGATAGAAGTACCGCTTTTGCATTTGAGATTATCTCTACTCCATTACGAAAATACCTGGCATGATGATATTTTCTCGGATAGACGGTACTACATGAAGGTATATCAGCATGCTTTATAATACGTTGGTTACGTACTGTCTTTGGCAATTTTATCGTATAGCTATTATTACTAACAATCTTACTCAGGTCGGAAAGTAAATTACTTTTGAGATTTAATGTGATTTTAGTGTTTTCTCCCAAATCAACCAATTCTCCGTCTATAAATAACATCTCATTTCTCATAAGCTTTGCACCCGTGTTTCTGGTAAAATAATCGTTGCTATAAAATCCTGAAGAACAGCACGAGTTTTATTGAAAGTTTCAACTGCAACATTTACTCCTTGCCACCTATCTTTTTTATCAGAATCTTTTCCCATATACATATCTACAACTGGCGACATAGCAAGTTGAAAAAGAAAATTGTATGTATCACTATCTACAAGCGGTGCACATACAAGAAGGGTATTTTCCTCTGTCTTATGCTGTTTGCGTCCAGTTCCACTATGATACCCATTCACATAATTGTAGTCCTGCATATTGTTACGAATAAACTCCCCATCATTTACAACCTGTTTTTTTTCGTCACCAGCTTTAAACAACCAATAACAATAAAAACCATGACGATTAACCCAACGAAGATATACTCCCATTGCACAATCATCGACCAATAACCGAACATGAGAAGGAACTCCTTCTACCGCATGAAAAGTATAATCGAAAGTCATATCGAAAACACTCGTTCCTATCCCACTTCCTGGCAACACTAACACCACTTCTCTCTGTGCATGAATACCTGTTAAAAACAAATTATAAATACCACGTTTTTGCAGACTAATGGAAGGCAAAGAAACGTTATCTGCAATAATATTAACACTATTGGTTCCAGCTGTATACATACCAACTGTAAAAGGAAAATTCTTAAACCATGTCAAAACCCTATCACCATTATATCGTTCACCAATCTTCATCGCCCCCCAAACAACAAAAGTTTCAAACTGAAAACTTTCACTTAATTCTCCACCCTCAGAATACATATTCAAGTCAAGAGAAAACAATCGGCCGAACGGAGTTTCAGCAGCTCCCGATTGAGTATAATCTATTTTGCCAAATTGAATTGAATCAAAATACGATTGGGCATAAAAAGAAACATCGAAGAAACAAGTATTTTGAAATAATACCCTTTTCTCTACATGTTCTATACCAGTTGTCACATCACGAACCACGGCCTCTACCCATGCCCATGGATACCCAAGGACATTAATAACTATCGGATTAAAACAAAAAGATATTTCATCCGGATACTCAACTGTTGTATTTCCAATTTTATGAGTTCGCATTGTTATTCAAATTTATATGTTGTATATCTTTTAAGAAAATACCAAATATACGGTTCATTATATTTTGTATTGTTTGTTCAATATCTTCTGAATATATGTCCTCATGCTTTCCTTTCCGATATAGTTCAGTTCCTTCTTGAGCAATCTTCCGAGCCACAAGGTATGCAAAAGACTTAGGTTTCTCTACTTGAATACCCTTATCCATCATCCATTGTCGAATAATCTTATAAAATCCTTTAGGAACTTTACCTGGAGCACGTCCTGTTTCCAATACGCTGAAAGCCTGCCTGCCAAACAGAATGCCATGATTATCATCCACTACAATATGCAGACTTTTAATAGTTCTGCCACTTGCACGCTGTCCGGCCCGTACATGGTTCTCAATGATACGTTGCCGGAGATTATCTAGCTCTTCATTCAGAATACCCTTTATCTCTTTTCTCCTATCTTCCATAACTAACACATGGGTACTCCTTGAACCTCTTTAAGTTTCAATTCTATCATTATCCCAGTAACATTCACATCCAACTTATCATAAAATATGGAGTAAGGCACTTCATCGCTCACCCACTCAAACAGTCCGCTTTTATTCAGTTCTTTGATAAACTGTACGGCATACCCTTTACACTTCTCAATAACCTCATCATTCTCCACGCCGTCGAAATCAAACCTTGTCTTATCTGCAAATGCTATCATACAATTAGGACAATCTTTCAACTGTGTTCTGGATATAACGAACTTACCGGATACAGGCAGTAAGTTAATAATAGCCGGCAATGGCATCTTATCCAACCGGATATTAGCTGTCGCCCAGTTATCAAACAAATAGGTTATACCCTTTAGCTTTTCTGCAACAGAAGCTATTTTCCTTTCTACACTTGTATTCATTTGCTATTATCTTGATAAATTTTACGTAATCTTCGTTCATATCTTATCTTCTCTGCATCCATATCAAGACATTTATACACTCTTATCCATGGAACGCTTTCTACCTGTTCATGGTCGGTAATTCCCATGCGGGTTGCATAATAGTCTACTAGCCCAAACAGACCAAATGACAGTTGGTCTACACCTGCACGTTTTTCTTCTGGAGTAGGCGCCACACTTGTTGTTTCAAACAGCTTCGTTATCCGTTCCACCTCTTTAGTAACCCATGAGGAAAATCCCAAGACAGCCTCTACCTCACATGCTTCTATTTGCCCAACAGAAAATCCTAATAGAACACGACATGGTGTCATTATACAATCAATATCGTTTGATATAGATTGCAGTCCCATAAGTTGTCCAATAGTAGCACCATTCAGATTATCTGGCAAACGAACTCCCGAAATGAAATCCGGTTTTGGAAGCTTCTTTATCCGTTCCAATAATTCAGTAACATTACTTGCCACCTCACTTAATATCAAAAATTCTTTTACTGTCATATCTGTCCTAATTTTGCTTTTGGTCGTTTAATTATCGGTTTCTCAGACAACTTGTTTAGCGCGACGTAACGAATGGCGTCAAGCGCGTGATTAAATTTGTCTATCGGCTCATTCAGCAGTTCTCCTGTAATTCTATCCTCTTTCCATTTATAGGTTCGCAGCTCACGAATTATATTAATGCTTTTCTGAGTCACACATAACTCGTATCGTTGGAGTATCTGTATGCCAACCCTTATAGAGTCACTTCCTTTTATTGATGGTTCGATATTTCGGATGCCATAATTACGAATTTCCACTATTGATTTCTGCTCTGCACTATCGGCTATCGTACATCCATTCAACCCTTTGAGGATATCTGCAATCTTATCATTAGTCAGCCCATTTAGATAACATCTTTCATCAATCCATAGTTTTCCATCGTATTTATACACATCGACAATGGCTGTCGGATCATTTGTAAACCCGAAGTCAAGTCCACGCCCTACAAGCGTTGCCGATTTCGGAATGTCAATTACCTGCTTCCACCTTGTATATATTATACCTTGGCTCCTTCCCGTAATTCCAAGTCCATAAATATTCCACCAATTGGCATCATCCTTATTAGACTCAATCTCTTCAATTTGTACCTGCGTAAGAAATGGGTTATTTTTATAAGTGGAGTGTATCTCTATCGTATTAGATTTAGTCTGTACGCCTTTAATCTCATACCAAAATTCTGCGTCCGGATTCCAGTCCAAAAAGATAATCTCCGTTGTTCGAACTGCAAGTTGACGATACACCTCATAACCTATTCGGTTACACTCATTGATGAAAAGGACATCTCTTCTAGACCCCTTAACCTTCCCCCAATCATCAGCGCTAAAGCATCGTATGATCGTACCCGTCTTAAATTGATAGACGTGCTCCGTCTTATTCAGTTCATAATCCTTACCATCTACAAGTCCTTCTTTTTCAAGAATATCGTCCAAGTCGTTTATCGCACCTCTCTTCAAATGCGGAATGGATTCTGAAACAATATCAATAACCCGACTCTTCTTGTTACCAACTGCAACGGAAACAAACAGAGAAACAATGGAGTATGTTTTTCCGGAACGGGTACCACCCTTGTTGGCGACTACTCGTTTCCTCTCAAGCCAAGCGTTTAGATTACATTTATAGACATAGGTTGTCCTCATTACAAGTCTTTAATCTGTTCTATCATTTTTTTATCATCACCATTATCTACAACAATAGTAAGCCCAGGTAAATCTCCGCTCAATTCTTGCTTATGTTTATTCTGCCACCTTTCAGGGGCAATGTTTGTCAGGAGGAATATAGCGGCACCAATATTCGGTTCGACTCTCTTTTTCGTAATCGTACGACTCTTGATTTTGGGTTGCCCATTCACGTCTTTATATTCGGTTTTCGTTTCTTCGTATTCCCTTCCCTTTGCAGCTTCAAAAAGTGATTTCACGATAATGCACTCCCGAGATTCTTTAAACTCATTCTTCGCCTTTTTTATAGAATCGGAAAAATCGGAATTTTTCATCCACCCGTAATAGGTCTTATTGTCAATGCCGAAGTATGCGCAAAAGTCTTTCAACCTTGCGCCACCATACTCCATAAGACCATTCTCACGCACCCATGCAGCACATTCTTCTATCTTTTTCTGATTAAAGTATGCCATATTTCCTTGTCTTTATTGCATGCCTTTCAGCTTGTGTAACCTTTTCACCCTTGTACATACCCGCTCCCAATTCATCTATTTTAAAAAACGGAATTTCGGTAACAGCTAAACGTTTACGGTATGATTTATCAATAAAATAGATGTAACGAAGCTGGAATCCTTCTACATATTTAGCACCAAGTTTTACCCACTCTGCACGTGTGCGATACTTATGTTCCACACCCATTTTGTTACAAAGTTCCTTAATTTGAGGAATGTTGAAGTTCGCTTCTAATGTCATGGCAGCAATCTTATCACCCGTAGGGAATAGAAGTATTGTCTTGTTTTCTCTTATCCCAGTAAGGACGAAATTAGAAGCACGATATATCGTACCATCACCACAAGAACAACCATCGGCAAAAGATATTACCCACTTTACCTGCGGCGCATTCTTTTTAATCATCCGCAATGTCTTGCCGATGCAAAAACTTTCTGAGTTTCTTGGAAGATAATCATCGAAAGCCATGCGGTTTAATTCAATAAATTCATTCCATCCTGTTCCATTCACAAGTGTTATAACTTTCTTTTTATCCATAGACGGCCCATATTGCAACACTCCGTGAAGCCTACCATCAAGAAATGCTCCGAAATGGAGCTGCGAATTTTGCACAACCTTACCCGAATAATGATGTTTCTTTACAAATCCATCAGCTATTTTTTTCGGGATAACCTTTATAACTATTTCTTTTGCTCTACCCATTGTTTCACTATTTGATAAAGTGCATTCCCATTGGAATTTTCATTGCCGAAAGTTTCACATTCTAAGCCATTGCTTTTTGCAATTTCTATAGCAGTTTTGATTAAATCTGCTTGTTCGTTTGACACCGTAAAAGTCAGTTTCTCTGAATTAGGTTTCTCTCCATCAGGTAATGAAAAGCCATCACCAAAATTATCTGGTGTAATTTCCCAAGCAGTGGGCAACTCAATTCCCCAATCTTTTAACTCATCAACATCCCAATAAACCAACTTAGCGTTATCCCACTCTCCATTATTTACATTATCACGAACCATAATTTCACGTTCTTTCTCCTCTGTGAGATTAGAGATAAGAACTGTAGGAACTTCTTTCATTCCAAGCCGGACACACGCTTCATAGCGTTGATTACCTGCAATGATCATCAGTACTCCTGTACGGTCTGACAATATAATAGGACGTGCTTCAAAATAATCAGGGTTATCTTGAATTGATTTTTGCAACTTCAGTAATTGCTCTTCTGAAATAGTTCTCGGATTATTTTCTGCTTTTTTTAAACTTTCTATTTCTCTGTAAATTATCTCCATTAGCACACTATTTTACGTCACGAAAATAAAGATACCGAATAATCCCTGAACGGACTATCCGGTATCAAAGAAGTTACTGACACGATTTGGCAGAAGGTTTTGCTCAATATGAAAAAAGATATTAACTTTGAAACAAATCAAATATCAATATAAAAATGGAAATAAGTATATCTGAAGAAACCGAACGTTTTGCTGATTTCCTAAAACAAAAAGACAATGAGAACATTATCTTTTCTGGAGCTTTTGGAATAGGCAAATCATATTTTCTAAATAATTTTTTTAATCAGCACAAAGACAAATACACTGGAATATATCTAACTCCAATTAATTATTCTGTTGCTAATAATGAAGATATTTTTGAGTATATCAAAGTGGACATATTAATGCAGTTGTTAGAAAAAGTTCCCTATGATTTTGAGAAACAAAAAATATCATTAAGCAATGCCGCATATTTTTATATGGTAAATCATCCTAAAGATTTTTGGGGTAATTTTTTTTCTATAGCAGAAAAAGTTACTTTTGGCACAGATATTATAGACAGGTGTATCGCACTGAAAGAAAACATTGAAACATATGCAAAAGATAATTCGAAAAATGAAGAATCCCATATCAAGAAATTCTTCGATAGCATTAGCATAGAGAAAGGAAGCATCTATGAAGATAATACAATAACTCAAATCATCCGTTCTATTGTATCAAGCACCAAAACCGATAATAGTCCCAATAAACAAATTGTCCTCATTATTGATGATTTAGACCGTATCGACCCTGAACATATCTTTAGAATATTAAATATATTATCAGCACATAATGATTTTTGTGGTACTAAAGAGCATAAATTTGGATTTGACAAAATAATTTTAGTATGTGATATTGATAATATAAGAAACATTTATAGTGCCAAATATGGAATAAATGTAGATTTCAATGGATACATTGATAAATTCTATAGTAAAGAAATATACCATTTTAATAATACAAATGAAATTATAAAAGCCATAGCACATATTCTTGCAACAACCAAATCAGATAAAGAAGTGGGTCTAAATAACAATAGCTATTATTCACATATAACTTGCTGTAGTATATTATCCACATTTGTCAAAAATGGGTCAATTAATATAAGAACATTACTGAAATATATTAATAAAGATTTTAAAGGAGATCGATTGGTTTATATAGGGCGAAGGAGAGCACCAGTATATATGTTTCCGAATTTGGTTGTTTTCGATTTTATTCGGACAATGTTTAGCACAATAAAGGATATGGAATCTGCTATAAATAAACTTAATAAATCAAATTTCAGCATTGAAGAATCTGAGTATATTTTGAAAATATTTATAGCATTAGCTGATTATCACAATTTTGAACAAGGTGAGTACACCTATTACAATAAAGAATATAAAGCAATAATCAATATCAATATAGGAATAGTAGACTTTGCAAAAGGAGAAGTACCGGACATTGACCCATCATTAGTACTGAAAGAAGCTTTCAATACATATAGCACTCTTTTTACGTAAAAGGATAAATGTATTCTGATGACACAATTTTATGGACAGTGTCTTTTCAGAAAAAGAACAGTCTGACACATTTGCCGCACAACAGATTCTTCATCAGAAGGTCTAGTTGTGCGGTATTCTTGTTTCTGATTATCCAGTCTGCTTTTCTCATTGGTTCAATGTATTATACTAAATTTATGATACCATTTATCTGCATAACTGAACCATCCTATAATGAATGATTTACCGAAGAGGGTTACTTTGTATAGTTTGCTCATGTGTTTCTTTGTTCTTCAATTTATCAAGGAACTTGCTATCGCCCGAATAATTCACACCGATAGCCTTTTTACTTTCAACAATCTGTTCCAAAAGGGCTATAGCTTCCTTTTTCACTTCTTCTACTTCATTATAACCGCAGGCTTTATCAACCAACTGCTCCATAGTCGATTTAGGCTTGGAAAGAGCCTCATTCAACTTTTCCAATCGCCAGTAGCAGTAATCAATTGTGGCGATGTGCTCTAATTTACTCATGGTTATATTATTCATTTATAATTAATTCACACCAACTATTATCGCTTTCCCAAAACCATTGATAGCCGCCAGCGTGTTTACGCTTTCCGGAACAGCAATTCCTGATATTACGGGCGCAAATGCCAGTCTTTCGTTCCGCATCGTTAGAGGACTGGAAAACACCTTGTAACCGTCCGCTCTTTATGGCTACTACTTTCTTTGCATTGCAGCCCGCTATATTAGGGTTTCCCGTTCTCCCTAAAGCTAATCCTTTAATCATACTTTCCCTTTTATGCGAAGGGATGTAATCATCCCATTTCTTCCCCTTGTTATGAGGGATACTTCCTTTTAAAAACCGCCCGTTAATAGGGTTGCGGTTTAATCGCTGTGGAGGTATATATAATTCATTCATCTTTAAATTCAAGTTTTGGGTTACTGATAGTCTTGCTATTCCTTTTCTTTGTCTTAACCATTCTCCGATAAACATCATCAATCAATTGCTTAAGCTCATTGACGTAGCTTCCCATACTCCAGCCTTCGAGTTGACACACCATTAAATCAAATTCTATTTCTTGTAGTAGCTTTACTTTAAACCTCTCGCGTGCAAAGACATTTACCCGTTGGCGCACATTACGGTTAATCATCGGGTCTTGTTTGGGTTCTTTGTTATTGGGAGTGTTTCTTTTCACGGGGTAGTGGTTGTCTGCTATGTTGTTAACATGAACATTCAGAGCTTTTACAAGAATTCTTACTCCTCCGTTTAAGACGCTTTTCCCGTTTGTGTAAAAGTCGTATCCGGCCAAAGGAGAGCCAGTATGCTTGTCAATGGAGAAACCCTCGGGTGGTTTATCATAGAGTTCCCAATTCATGTATTTACTCATGGTTGTTTTATTTCAATAACTCAATGTTTCTTTATGTAATCGACTAATTGAGAACCTAAGTCATGGAATTGAGAAAGCCCACTAAACATAAGACTGGCACTCATACCGCTGTGACCTTGGTCGATGAACATTTGCAAGCAGTTCTTGAAACGTTCTTCTTGAGGCTTATCTGTATTGAGTTCGGATATAAGTTTCAACAAGCAATCGAGTTCAAGCCCTTTATAGAGGTCGTTCAATCGTATAGGAACAATCTTATCCCAATATTCAAGATGTTTATTTGGAATAATACCACGTGCTCTTTGCCGGTATTCTATTGTCAGTTGCGGGATTTTGGCGTGGAACTCAGCTTCCCTTCGTAGATATTCGTTATGTTCATCCTGAAAATCCTTGTCGAACTCTGCCTTTGTCTTTCTCGTGACCTTCAAATACATTTCATCAAGTGCTTCACTTGAATACAGTTCTTTGTCATTGAATTTACAAAAACAATCTTCACCAGTTTCCTGCTTGAATTTCTTCAACTGTTCGTATGCGTAGTCAATGTATACGCCCGGATACATTTCTATTTCTTTCATAATCAATACTTTTTTCCATGTTTGTTTTCTCTCAATTCATTGTATCTCATCTTCTGATTGATATGCCATATAAGGTCTATATTAGAAAATTGGCAATACTTAATCAACCCGGCAAGAGCGAAACATATCCTTTTTCCCAAACCTTCTACATCGTTAGTTAGTAGGAGTGTAAAACCAAAACAAACCTCTGTAAATCTGAATCCGGATTTGAGGCTCACAAATTCATCGGCAATTTCATTCGTATCGGACAAATCTATACCTCTCAATCCGGCAAGGTCAAGCAGGCGGATTACAGCATCGGCAAGTTCATCGGGAAGTGTATCTTTTACATTCTTTTCAAAGGAACACTTAAATCGCTTTTCTTCTTCCACTAATGCAGGATAGCGATTATAGTCCATTTCAAAACGTGATTTACATTTCTTTCCTAATCTTCCCTTTCTATCTGCTTCCACAGCTTCCATAAGCTCGGATATTACAAGGCAAAGGCAATGTTCGTTACTCAATTCTTCATCGTGGAAACCGTGGTCGCAAGCGGTTTTATAGGCGCGGTCGCGCAGTTCATTTAAATCCATATTTATTCTGTTTTGAGCCATACGGCAGACGTCCAACCGCCGTATGGCAATATTTATTTCTTCATTAACCCAATGCGCTCTTTCAAAGTAAGAAGGTAGTAGTGCATCTGTACTTTTTGAACCTCCATTAAAGTGACCTGATTTTCACCAGCTATTTCAACAGCATCTTTTCGGCCAAGAAACAGGGCTAACTTATTATGTTTGTCCATCAACTCATTATATTCGATATACATACGGTCAAGAGGAGTATCAGCTACCTTGTATGCCTTTTCAAATACATCTTTAGGCGACCAACTTTCATATCCATCTTCATAACGAACATGATAACCCTCATCGTCAAAATTTTCGGTTGACGGCTTTTCTCTGAGGAGATGTTTTCCCCACGCATCACCTCTTGTCATAGACTCGGCTTCAATCTGTTTTGTTCCAATATACTTTTTCATATCAATATGGATTTTACAAAGCCCGTCCAAGGCTATTTAATTTATTTCTCTTGTCGTAATTACTCATACGGGGGCATTTCCCGTCACACCGCATGTTCACATGCACATTGTTTGCTACACCCGATATGAATGACTTTTTGTAGCATTGCCCACTGTAGGGGCTATGCTTGCAGTGTTCCTGATATTCTTTTCTATTCATGGTTGTATCTTTCTTTTAACTCTTTCAAAACAATCTCCATACCTTCATCCAGCCCTTTCTTGTAACCGGACATATGCTCACCTATGTTGTAGACCAAGCATCCTGCAACGATAAGAATAACTCCTATAGCCCTATGCCAATAGGGAAAGGATACACTGAACGGCGAGAATGTCAGTCGGAAATGACCGATGAATATTGCTGATATGATGAATATCGCAAGAAAAAATATTAGGTTTGCTTTCATAATCATATAAGTTTTAATATTTTTCAAAATTTGGGATTTGTAAATAGAACGAGTTTCGAGACATGGGAAGCCAACACTTTTGCTCCTCATTGCACGTATTCCAATTATCTTCCCCAAATTCATCATTTAATGCTTCCACTATCTTATAGGCTACATCTTTTACAAAACGAGTATTAAGTATCCTCTTGCCTTTAATAACGATTGTAGGTGTATAGAGTGAAATTTTATACTCCCCACCGTTTTCTATCGACCAGCTACCTTGTGCTACTGTAATGTGCGGATTGGTTTCATTCTTATACTCTTGTACTATACTTAGATAGCCATTAAAATAGTTGGCTATTAGTTCCGACTTATATACTTTTAGCCCCGTTGCTTTTTCTAAAAGTTTTCTAAGCCTATAAGCATCATTTACAACAGGGTCCATTCTCATATAAGTTTTAAAGTTTCTTGTATTCCGGCTTCAAGTGCTTCCTCGTAGCTTTTATAATGCACCAAAGGCCTGTCGGATAATCCCACTAAATCATGGTTCGGTATTGTTAGTATATCATATATCCAATAGTCTCCATACATATAGGATACTTCAACGTGTAGCTTCTTGGTTTCACGCAGCCACTTTTGTGTAACGGATTGAGTAGGATGGGAACATACTTTTATTGGTAACTCGCTATTTGTTCTATTGGTACCATATTGTCTACTATCTTCAATATTAATAGCAATCATACATGGCTCATTAAAGCCTTTCTCTCTCAGCATCTTCGCTGTCTCTAATGTTACAAGTTCTTCGGTCATAGTTATTTCCCTTTCAATTTCTTTATTAGTGCATCAGCTACCCTCAAAGAGCCTATTGCAATATCATCATAAGTTTCACTGTCATCGTTTATTCCTAAAGCAATACAATACCCTTGCATAGCGGATTTTGCCAATTCATAACGCCTTTGCTCCCAATCAATAGTTTCAAAATTATCAAAGAAGTCGAGTTCTGACACTTTGAAATACCTACCTTTCACTAAGGCAGTCCCATCATCATATAAATCCTCAACCTCCACAATTTCTCCAGTTGCTTTTATTTTTGCTTTCATAACTGATTAGTTTTAATATACCTGTTTTCAATACACCAACACAGCATCTCGTAGACTGCATCCAATAGATTTCCGGAAACTTTAACGATGAATGGTTCAGACATGCTTTTTTGATAACTTATAGCCCAAGGACCAGCAAAAAGAGGCTCAACGCACAGCTTATACGTTATACAGAAGACATTTATGTATCGCGGCAGCTTATCAAAAATGTCCTGCAAGGTGTAAGTGGGAATTATTTCCCAAAATGCACTATCTCGTTTTTCATTAATTACATCTTCATATATTTCAAGTTCCCATTTTGCATTTTTATAAGAAAGAGCGTAGCACCAACACATGCTTCCATCGCTTGTGTCCAACCCAAGCTCCTGCAAATGTTCCATCTGTTCGACTGATAATACATATTTTGATTTCATAATCATTGCTTTTTATTAGGTATTAAATCATCCAAATACGCCCATTCTTCAATGGCATCTTTGGAACACTCGTAATCATCGCACTCTTCATCGTCCCAGCACTGCTCTGTTACATTCCAATAGCGGACACCGTAACCAGTTCCAGTGCTTAATTTCCCATATACAAGGCATGGTATCTGCGGATAATGTTCATTTTCGTATTCTCCATGAGCTTGTGGCACTTCATCTTTGGTCTTATGCCACACGCTATTAATGCGCCATTCAGCACCAGCTATATAAGCCCGTTCTGTTACATCAAGTACTGCATCGCGAGCACCGGCATCATAATTATCTTCTTCAAAGTTTATCTCAAAATCGCTTGATTCCAATATCTTTTGGAGATAGTTGTAGGCTGCTTCTTCTGCTGTCTGTTTCATATCTTCTCGATTAAATTATTACCATGACATCACGCTTTCTGGCGAATATAGAATCCGTTATATAGTACGTGATGGCTTTCTCTTCCGCATCTCTCAACAATTCGTGTTTAAGAATCTTATAGTAGGAGTTGGTATGCGCTACATAGACCATGATTTCTCTTACCCGTTTCAAATCGTCTAAAAAGGATTGAGGGTTATGTTCCTTTATTTTCTTTATATTCATTTGTTTTCCTTTCTTTTATTCCGTTCCCGATTGCTTTCCGAAACACACATCTTGCACCATGATGTTTTGATGTGGTATGCTTTCCCGTTGCGGTGAATCGTTCTATCGTAGAAGCAGGATAGCAAAAGCAATCTTCCGCAACGGCTGCACACCTTGCGTTCTACCCCGTCCACCATCACCCGGTTCCTCGGTTTCCGCTTCACTATCTCGCACAGACCGCATTCGGATGCACCGTACTTCCGGCAATAGGCAAGGGAATGCTTGCCACATTTCGCGAAAGAGATGCAATCGGAGCGGGGGACTGTCTGATGGATGTTCATACTATTTGCCTTTTTCTATAGATTCTATTGCCAGGAATATCTCATACATCACTTGTGGGACAATCGCATTGCCGTATGCCTTTATCGATTCCTGCCGCCACTTTGAAAAGGCAATACCGTCCAATCTGGTGGAAATCCCATCATCTCGGCTACAAACAGGGGATTGAGTTGGGAAGTTTTTCCAATCAGGCGGGCACACAAATGGTTCAGTTCTGATGTCCGGGGACTGCCGTCTTTCCGGTCCTTTGCCGTTCCGGGATTGTGACAACTTGCCGTTGGTGTAGGTAACATTCCGTGGAAATCCATGAAATCCATTAGGCCATTCGGACGATTGCTTCCGTTTCTTCGACTCGCCATCGTTTTTGCACCTGCATTTTTCAAATCCTTCACCCGTTTTGCATGGTGTATGTCGGTAGACATCGGAGTTGGGAGCAGTTCTACCGGATAGAATGTTGTTTTCCCATTCCCGTTGCATACTTTCAGGCCCTGCGTCTGCACGGTGGGCAACAATTTTCTCTCCGCATTCAACCTTGCATTCATCGCCTCCTCTTTTGTATCGAAAAATCCGAGGTGAATCCTTTTCCTGTTCACATAGATTATCGCATGCCATTTGTTCCGTCCCTTCGGTTTCCTTACTCCTGAACCTTTCTTCCGATTGTGAAGATTTTCCCAATGAGCTAATATCCGAAGATTTTGCTTTCTGTTGTCCGTTTTGCATCTGTTGATATGGTCCACTTCCTCGTTTTCCTTCGGACAGCAAATCAATCTGTGCATCAAGATAGTCTTCCATTTCTTTCCATCTTCTTTCGCTCTGATTGTTCTGTAAACATACCCTGAATTGTTTATCTTCCATTTCCATTGATTCAGAAACGGAAAATCTTCCGAATCTACAAGTATATCCACTCCCGATGTTGTTGTTATTGTCTTGTATTCTTCTCGCAATAAAGAAGACGCGGTCTCTTCTGTGCGACGCTCCGACGGCACAAGCCGGAATAACAACCGGTTGGACGGAATATCCTTCACGTTCAAGGTCGTTGCACACTGTTTCGACGACGTATTCCTGCCGATGCAATATTCTTTTTCGGTCAACCTCTCCGAACAGAGATTCTTCACGTCCCAACGCAGTTTCACTGCCGGGCTGTACCATCGAGAGGATTCCAGCAACGTTTTCACCAACAACCCAATCGGGCTGAATCTCCCGTATCGCTCGTAGCATTTCCGGCCAGAGGTAGCGGTCATCTTCCGCTCCCTTTCGCTGTCCGGCGCAAGAAAAAGGCTGGCAGGGGAAACCTCCGGTGAGGACATTGATTTTTCCCCGCCACTCTGTAAAATCTGTTTTCGTGATGTCTTCATAACTTTTGCTGTTTGGAAACCAATAATCAAGTATTTTTCTCCCGAACGGGTTTATTTCACAATGGAACACGTTTTTCCAGCCCATTATCTCGGCAGCTATTTCCGGGCCACCGATGCCGCTAAACAGAGAGCCGTGTGTCAATTCGCTTTTCTTCATTTCCATAATTCAGAACCACTCTTCATCCGCTCCGACCTCTACCGAAAGCCAGCTCATGAGGAGGGTTATAAGGTTATAAATAGGTCTCATTTGAGGGGACATCCTTCGGTTTCCAGTCATTAGGTACTTTCGCCCATTCTCTGAAAGCACTGTCGAATCCGTCAAGGTCAGAGAACATATCCATTTTAGTGGTATCGGTGGTTACGAGGGTGGCAAACTCTTTGAAATACTTGTCGGCAACTCTAACAAAGTCGTTGTGCAGCTTCTTCAAGTTTCCAAGCAGAAGACCGTTTTCAGCCATTAAATCGCTCGCTTCTTCCACCAAACTGTTGGCTTCACAGTTCAGCAGGTGTGCAGCGGATAGCAACATGTTCATTCTGTCAATGCTACCATTGGCTACGGCGGCGTCAATTAATTGTTTTCTTGGTTTCATAATCGTGTATCTTTTTTCATCAGTTACAAGTAAGTCCTTAAACAATAGTCCGCTATCCAGTAGCAGACAAAATAAAAAGCGGCATACGCTGTCAGGATTGACAGAATAGTCGCTATCAGTTTTATATCTTTCATCTTCGGCTTTCCCCCTCGATTTTTATCACATTAAACATCTCTTTCACCCGGTCGGCTATATAGGCTCCATACCGTTGAGAAAACTCCTTGTCCGGGTCAAGATTGGTAGTCATGTGGGTATAGAAATTATATCGCTGCTCATAACGAAGTTGTAAAACGGTCTGAATGGCATTTATGCCCGTACCAAAGTGTTTGGCATCCATAGGCTCCCGTCCTACTTCGTCAATGGCAAGATTGTGCATACATGACCTATCTGTGTACAGGTTCAACCCGATAATACCTTTCTCGGCAAACTGTAAGGCAATCTCGGCAGCACTGGTAAACTGAAAGGTCAATCCAGCATCCGCGCCGCCAATACAATAACGGGCGATTTTTGCCGCATAGTTCTGTAGCCCTTTCAGCAAAGTGGACTTGCCCACTCCGATAGAGCCGTGTAATAATAATCCCTTGCTTACATCCAATACTCCGGGAATCCCCCAAACCCATTGATAAAGGGCTTTCAATAATTGGCGATTACTATCATCAACCATAAAGACTGGCGAGATTGTTTTCATAGATGCAACGAGTTGATTACGCCAATATATGTCAGCCTGTTCCCTGCTCCATTGCTTCTGATTAGCCTTATTTACCGAAGACGATTGATTGGATGCCGGCGGAGCTTTTGTCCGGTTCTGTATCAGTTTTCCGATTGCTTCCATTTCTCGCTTGAGATATAATTTCATTAAACTTAGAATTGATATTAGTTACGCTGAAGTTATCAAATATCCATCCCTCTTTAATCGAGGAAAGAAGATACTGAAGGGCGTACAACAAAGAATCATCCGAAACATCCATCTGTTTCTGTTCCCTTTGAAATTTGAGTTTATTCAATAACTGAGACATGGCACCTGCATCTTTTGCAGTCCAGTAATAGCTATTAGAAAAAGTCTTTCTGAAATACTCCTCAAAAAGAAAGCGGGCTTTAGAATTAATTTCCTTAGGTTCGCTTTTCTTCCTACCTCCCCCTTTTAAAGGGGGTGAGGGGGATATACTTTTCTTTCTCTTTACTTTTACTTTACTTTGTTCATTATTGACATCATTAATTGAATTAATTCCGTCATTAATTGAATTATTGACATCATTAATCATATATTCGGGAATTAGCTCTGTTTCTTTTCGTTTATAAGTAGCAAGGAGAAATCGTTTCTGTATTCCAAAAGAGGTTAGAACATGATATTTCTCATAAAGTGTGTTGTCGAAAAAGCCGACTTGTAATGCTTTTATCAGTACTTCCTTTACTGCGCCCTCGGAAACCCCAACTATGTCAGCAATAACAAAAGGCAAATCTTCATCCCACACAATGTAATACCCTTCATCTTTGTAGATATTACACAGCAGGCAAATAAGTATAGAAGCAGACTGGGAACCGCATGCTCTCGAAATCTTCCTTATCTTAACATCTGAAAAGAAACCGACATCCATAGGGAAATAATCTATCCCTTGTTTGGTAGGTCTACCAGCCATATTGTTTTGATATTAATACGCATGAATACAGTTTCTTTTACTATCCGCAACAAAATGTTTATTAAAAAGATTACAATAAACCACTCTGGGATTATCCTTAGAGACAGAAATGAATCTTCCTCTCTTACACTTTGCACATGTATCCGGTCGGATTACCTGCTTTTCATTTTTCTTTACCATAATTTAAAACCTTACGTTGGTTAATTGTCTGCCATTAGAATAGACCGCCCATTTACCGTTACCACTGTCGTGTAAGCGCAGGTTTGCTACCTCACCGAAGCGGTTGATGTTACCACAGAGGTCAACTATCCATCCACATTCTTTGGAAGGATGCGGGCGGATGGCACGACCGACTATCTGATACCACATAGCAAGTGACATTGTAGGACGTGCCATAACAACTGTATCAAGTTCCGGATAGTCAAAGCCGGTGGTTAATACCCCGACATTCGCCACTACCGAAATTTCACCAGCCTTGAATGCTTCAAGTATCCTTTCGCGCTCACCTTTTGGGGTGTCACCCGAAACGATTGCGGCTCCGGGTATAGACCAGGTAAGCCGCTCCGCTTCTTTCAAAAAACGGGTAAAGACTAAAATACCTTTCCGTTTTCCTCCGGCTTTGGGATTCATCAGTCTTTGGACAATATGAACGAGATAGCCGTAAAAGTCTATCCGTTCATATTCTCTTTGAACTGACCTATCTGTATAGTCGGCACCAGTAGTATTTACTTTCAAGTTAAGTTCGTTCCATCCCGAAGGATTCATTGGATAGTAATTCAACTTCGCCAAATAGCCCATATCTAATAGGGTTGATACCTGTACATGATAAATGACCTCTGAAAAGA